CCCGCGGCGCGGCCGGCGGCGGCACGGGGCGAGACGAAGGCACATCATCACCCGCGGCCTCCGCCAGGGCGGCCGAGGCCACCTCGGGCCGAACGAAGGGAAGGCGCGGCTCCTCGAGGTCGAGTTGCGTCTCGGCCGCCGGCATCTCGCGTTCGTCCTCGAGCTTGTCCCAGCCCGCGTCCTGCAGGGCCCGCACGCCGTAGCGGATCGCCGCCGCCTCCGCCTGCAGCATGGTGTCGAGCGCCTCGTTCGCCTGCGCCGGGTCCTTCTCCCAGCCATAGACAGTGAAGCCGGACTTGTTCGGCTTCGCGACCCGCTTCTCGGCACAGAACTGCTGGAAGTAATCGTCGTCGAGGCCGCGCGGGAAGCCGATGTAACCGAACTCCTGCGGATCATCCTTCTTGGCGTTCCGGTAGAGCGCCATCTTCAGCACCGACGCGGCGAAATTGTAGAACCGCGAGGAATACTTCACCACCTTGCCGAGGCGGTTGCGCTCGCGTTTCACCTTGGCGAACAGCGGCGCCGTCTCCTCGCCGCGGCCGCGAACCATGATGATGCGGCTCGCCGGCCGGCCTTTCACGTAGGCCCAGACCTCCTCCGTCCAGGCATTGCCGTCGATCGCCGCGAGGTCGGCGACGCGGCGGCGACCGGGAATCATCGTCGGCCAGGGCTGCTCGCGCACGCCGTCGAGCATCGCCTGCGTCGCCGGCTCCGAGATGTGGCCGGGGATCACCCCGATATCGATCGTCCAGCGGCGCCGGTCGCGGCCGAAGCCGACGAGCTGCCACTCGACGCGATCCTTCTGGCAGTCGATGCCGAGCGTCAGCACGAGCGCGCCCATCGGCACCGTGCCGCGGTCATAGGTCGACTGCCGCGCCCGGTCCCGCAGTTCCTCCCACGGCGGCGCTTCGCCCTGCGTCTCGTAGGCGAGCCCGACGGTGTCGTTGAGGAACACCTGCTCGGCGGCTGGGTCGCCTTTCGCCCGCTTCCACTCGTGGGCGATCGTCTCGAACGACTGCAGCAGCGAGTAGGCCGACCAGATGTGGAACGACCGGTGGTACCGCGCCGCCTCCGGATGGTCGGCCCGCCATTCGTGGCGGCGCAGCATCTCCGGCCGGTGGTGGTCGCGGATCTCGCAGCCGCAGGCGACGCAGGTGAAGTGCGCGTCCTCGGGCCTTGCCGGATCGAGGTTCGCCAGCATGTTGTCCCACTCCAGCGTCTGCATGTGCTGGCAGTGCGGGCACGGCAGGAAACAGCGCTCCTGCGATCCCGAGCGGAAGTTCCGCGTGATCCGGCATCCCGGCATGATCAGCGGCGTCGATATCTTGAAGATCTTCGCGAATTCGAGTGCGCGCGAGCGGCTGTCGGCCTGCGATTCCGGGTCGCCGGCGGCGTTCGTCTCCCACTTCGCCAGGTCGTCCTGCACCTGGCGGCGCATCGTCACCTGCGACAGCGACGCCGGCGAGTTGGCGCCCGACGCCTGGATGACGCCGCGGCCGTCGTCGGTTTCCTTGTACATCAGCGAATCGACCGCATCCCGCGACCGCTCCGGGAACAGCCGCCGCAGCGACGACGACCCCCGCAGGAGCGGCTTCAGCTTCATCTTCGACCAGCGCCGGCCGAGCTCCTCCGTCGGGGCGACGTAGAGCAGGTGGCACGGGTCCATTTCCATCGTGCCGCCGACGAAGATGGTGGCGACGATAGTGCCGCCGACCTGTGCCGACTTGGCGAGCGTCACGATGCGGCACGGATCCTCCGGCGACAGCGCCCGGAAGATCTCGCCGAAGAAGGGCAGGAAGTCCCGGCGGTACGGCCCGGGGAACGGGTCGTTGCCGCCGAAGGTGACGTTGCTCTCGGCCCACAGCTCGTAATCGACGGGCGGCGGCGGCTCGAGCACCTCGGCAGCCGCCAGCATCGCCAGCCGGTCGGCGTTGGCGAGCATGATCCCCATCGGGCGTCTCTGTCTCTTCTGTCAGGAAGGATCGTCGAAAGCCGCGAGAGCGGCGTCCGCGTCGGTCGGGTCGACCTCGTCGACCGGGTCTTCGATCGTTTCCGCGAGACCCGCGGCCCCGCCCTGCTGCGCCGCGGAGAGGCGGCTGCGGACGGCGCGGAACTCGGTTCGCATCAGGTGCAGCACGTCGCGCTGCGGCAGCTCGAACCGGGCCGCGATCGCCCGGGCGATGCCGTCGAGGCCACCCTCGAAGCCGGCGAGGAGGTCGCCGGCGAGCTTCTTCATCGCCTTCGTCACATCGTCGGTGCGCGTGTAGAGGCCGCTCTCCGCCCTCTCCTCGCGCTCGATGCGCCGCCGGTCCGCCTGCGCCCGCCACAGCTTCTCGGCCTTCAGCTGGCTCTCGACCGAGGTGTCTCGCGGCACGTAGGCGGGCGGCGCACTCTCCGCCGGCGGCATCTGCGCCGGTGCCGGCGGCGCCGGCTCGATCCGCGTGCCGAGGCCGTTCGCCAGGCGCTGCGTCACGTCGAGACGGTCGCCGAGCTGCCGCATCGCGACAGCGACCCGGATGCGGGCCGATCGTCCCTCGCCGACCAGCGCCTCGCGACCGATCTGGCCCGACGAGATGTACTGCGACACCCGGCCGGGCGAAACGCCGGCGAGCCGCGCGAAGTCGCCCTTGCTGACGACCTCCACCTGCCCGTCCATCGCCTCTTTAGCCCGCTCTTTAGCCTGCTGTTGAGCCGCTCTTTAGGCTCTCAAAACCCATCGACACTGCCCACCCCCCGGGCGCTGCCGTGCCCGCAGCGGGGCGGGCGGGCCGGAACGGTCCCTTGACCGGGGGGGGGCCACCGCTGACCCCCGGTCAGGGGGCCACGGCGGCGAGGAGGCGGTCGACCTCGTGGAGGAGGCGCGGCAGCATCATGTCGTCGGCGACCTGCTCGAGGATCGCCTCGTATTCGTCGGCATGGTCGAGGACGAAGCTGACCGGGTTCGGCCCCCACAGCTCCCGGATCGGCAGCCGCGCCTTGCCCTCGCGGCGGAAAACCCCGCTGTGCTTGGACTTCATGCCGGCGATGAAGGTGCCCTTGTGGTGCCCCCAGTTGCGCACCGTGACGCCCGTCGCCGTCTGGCGGGCGCCGCCGAGCTTGAACAGCGGCCACCACTCCGACCGCATGACGATCTCTTGCGTCGACCCGCCCGCGTTGAACATCAGCGTCCGCGATCGCACGTCGCGCTGCGGCATGCCGGACTGCTGCGCTGCCCGGCGGACGACGCGGGTGCGCGCCATCTCGCCGACGCGCCGGAGCGCCCGGGCGATCGCCTTGGCCTTGATCTCGCCGGGCAGGCGGTTCAGCGCCCGCGCCAGCTGATCGAAGTCGCGGGCGTCGATGTGGACGCTCACAGCCGCCGTTCCCGCCAGCCGGCGAGCCGGCCCGAGAGCCGCCGGAGCGCGGCGCAGACGATGCACGCCACGCCGTCGCCCTCCCCGAAAACACGAAGCCCCGCCGGTGTCTCCACCGCGGGGCCTCATTCAGACACGCCTGTCCTTCCGGTACTAAGTCAAGCAACTGCCGCGCTGTCAAGCGGCAACCTCACCGCGGGCTGCGCGGGGCGCGACAGCGGCCCGAGGGCGCGCGGCCGTTTCTCGCCGGAAACCGCCACATCGCCACTCCACGGCCGCGCCAGATGCACCACGGGCCGGCGATCGGCCGCCCCCTCCCCGTCGATCCACGGCGCGGCGCCACGCGACGAATCGGTGACCGCGTGATCCGCCAGCCGGCCGTCCAGATCCACCGCGAGGAAGGCCAGCGCCGCCCGCCACAGCTGATATTCCGCCCGCGCCACCACCGCGTCGGCCGGATCCGGGTCGAAGTAGTGCTTGCGATAGGCGTCCGGCCGCGCCCGCTTGCGCTTCTCGTCGTAGCCGTCCACCTCGACGTCCACCCACCGCCCCATGCCCTCGACGGCGTGACCCGCCCCGTCGACCGCGCCGCTCCACACCTGCGTCATCCGGAACCAGCGCGGCTTGCCGTGCGCCGAGACGACCTTGCGCTCCGGCACCTCCGCCTCCCAGTCCGGCGCACCGCCCTGGACGGCGTGCCGCATCACCAGCCGCGCCAGCCGCTCGCCGGCGCCGCGGTGGCCGTCCGTGTCCACCCGCATCACCCGGGCGAGCCCGCGCACCGTCGCCGCGGCCGCCTCGCCCTCTGTCAGCGCCCCGGCCGCAACGAAGTCGCCGAGCGGGCACCAGCCGTCCGGAAGGTCGAGCTCCAGCGTCGAGAGCTCGGCGACGACGTCACCGACGACCACCGCGTCAGCGTGCGGCGCCTCGAGCGCCAGCGGATCGCTGACGACGCCGAAGCGGTTGTACTCCGCATCGACGATGGCGAGCAGCGTGCGCATCTCGCCGGAGCGCCCCCAGTGGTTGCCAGGCTGCCGCGGCCCGGCCGCCGCCACCGCGCCGCCGATCGCCTCCGCCTTCGGCAGTTCCTCGCAATAGGCCCAGCGCAGCAGCGCCTCGATGCCGATTGTCTTCATCGCCGTTCCTCCACCGCTGCCCAACCTGTCCAACCTCTCTCTCCTCGAAAGAAGAAGGTTGGACACCGCTAACCCGCTGTATTCGCTGCCACTGTCCAACCCGTCCAACCTGTCCAACCTCGATCCGCCCTTTCCGCCCGCGAGAGCGGGACCGTCGGCGCCAGGTGCCTCTCGCGTACGCGCGCGTACGCCTGCGCGCGCGGCAAGGTTGGACAGGTTGGACAGGTTGGGCATCCCATTGAAATCGCTTCCGTTCCGGCGTCTTACCTCGGCGCCCCTGCCCAACCTCGGGTTGGACAGGGCGAGGCCCCGGATGGCTCGCCCACAGCGCGCGGGAGCCGCCGTCCAGGCGCGCCGGCAGGCCCTCCGGCCGGCGACCTGCCCTGCTCTCTCACGCCTCGTCCCCCCACTGCACGGCCTGGCCGACCTGGCTGGTGAAGATGTTCCGGCAGTCCTCGATCGAGGGCAGGAGGTAATACCAGTGTCGCCCGTCCGTATCCGTGATGCGGCGCTTGGCGAGGCCCGGCACCATCTTGCGCAGCTGCATGCCGAAGACGGTCTCTTCCGCCCGCCTCTTCACGCCGATCTTGTCGGAGGTCGCCACATAGTCGTCGAACAGATCCTCGCAGCGCACCTCGGCCGGCCACAGGTGGTGCTTGCGCGAGGGTGCGCCGCGCTCCAGCGCCGCCAGCCACCAGCTCTCGATCGGCGTCAGCGAGCGGATCTTCTGCTCGAGCAGCGGCGTCGTCAGCGGGATCTGCCGGAGGTTGACGGTCGAAAGGTCGAAGGCGAGGAGATCGGCGAGCAGTGCCTCGCGCCCCCCATCCGCCATCTCGGCGTCGATCGCCCCGAAATACTCGAAGTTCTGGGCGCAGCCATCGCCGACATCGAGCACCGCGAAGCGCCGCTCGTCCTTGCCGGCCGGCACCACCCAGTCCTCGTTGGAGGTCATGATCAGGCGCACATGGTTGTCGAGGCGGATCGGGTCGATGCCCTTCGCCTCGATCATCTGGAAGGTCGAGGTGACGAGGCCCTTCAGCCGGCCCTCCGCCGCCTTGTCGCCTGCCCACACCGCTTCCTCGGCCTGCAGCAGGATGCAGCTCGCCATGTGCGGGTTGAACTGGCCGGTGATGTAGCGCGGGTCGTCGACCATGAAGTAGTGGGCGGGAAACAGCGATCCCATCACCTCGCCGACCTTGCTCTTGCCGGTCCCCATCTTGCCGCGCAGCACCAGCGCCGTGCCGAGCCGCTCGCGCGGCCGCTGCACCAGGTGGGCGAACCAGCCGAGCACCCAGCGGAACAGCGCCTCGTCCTGGTGCGCCACGTTGGTATAGAGGTGGTCGCGGAAGGTCGCCCAGCCGTTTTCCTTCGGCACGGGATCGACCGAAAAGCCGCGCCAGAGGTTCAGGTAGCCGTCCGTGCTCTTCGCCCCATCCGGGTTCGGGAAGAACTCGATCCCCTTGTACTGTCGGCGCTCGCGGCTGCAGAGCCAGGCGGTCGCCCAGGTGACGACCTTTTCCTTGCCGTCCTTGTCGCGGATGGTGGTGAAGCGGTTGGCAAACCAGGCTCGAAAGCTCTCGATCGACAGCACCTTCAGCCGATCCTCGATCGGCCCGTCGCGCTGCTCGCGCACGACGACCGCCTTCGACCCCATCAGCACGAGGGCGTAGCTCTCGTTCATCCGGCGCACGGAGAATTTCTCGCCCCGCTTGCGCGCCCGCTTCGGCGACGGGTCCTCATCATCCTGATGGTCGTCGCCATAGGCCTCGGGGTCGAACGGCGCCGCCGCCTCGACGGCCGCGCGAATGGGGTTCGGCTCCGGCGCGCCGCCGGCATCGGTGTCGGTCGCCATGCTCAGATCCCCCCGAACAGCGGCCCGGCGTCGGCGGCGCAGGC